CTAATGGGAGATCTTGGGGTATGGCTGGATATTAAAAAGCTTTGTATTCAGTCTTCGCTTGGCCTTTTTATTTAAGAATCGAATATACCGAAACTGCCTAAAGCGATGTGTTTTTGCTCTTGATCTGTTCTCGCGCAGATATTCACCTCTGGCGCCCCCGCGTTTAACTGCATTCATGGCGATAGAGTGATACCACTCACCATCCAGCTCGTAAAATGTTGAATAATGACTACCAATATACTCAAAATTCGATGCTTGATAGACAACCCCGGAGCGACCACAGCGCTCATCAGCAAATGTCTGTACCCATTGAACCCCTGGGTACAATAACTTGATGGTTTTCAATGAATAGCTAATCGCTCTTGATTCTGAGTTGCGAGGCATACAATCGTGCAACCACATCCTATTGAGCTCCATGTACTCTTTGTTGCCAGTTCCTTCTACGACTCGTTTGCCGCTGGCCGGATTCAGTGCGTACCCCCACTGCAATACGCCAACGATATCCCGACCAGAAAAAACGCCGAGATGCAGATATGAGTTATTCACAAATCTGCCTGAATAGTGCTTATTGACAACAATAGCCCGAGCTAGCCAGCATGGAAGAGTTTCAACTCTCAACTCTGGTGAACCATACCCTACGATTGAGCCATTGTATTTTATGACATCCGGTTTGATTAATATGCGCGATGCAGTTTTCTTCATGCTTCTTAAACACCCATGCGATCGATTTAATAGATCAATACTTGAATATTGATTTGCAAATACGATCGTATAGGCATGAAACGTAAAACATCATATGACCGTGTTCAGTTGTAAAATATCAGACTTGATGCGCTACGGTTTTTCCGGCCAGTTTATATCTGGTGCAGTAGTAGATGTATCGACGCGATTCAGTAGCACTCGGTATTTTTTCAGTCCTGTCAGTTGTGCGGTTTCAGTGTCTGTTGCCATGCCCAAATCAACAGCGTCTTGCAGCGGCGCGATTTTCTTTGTTACGTCGTCCAGAAGCCGTGACTTCTGCAACACTGCGGCAGCAACATGATCCGCTTTTTGCTGTTGCTGCGCAGCATCAGTGAGAACCCATGCGCCAGCCCCTGCATCCCAACTGTGATAGACATCTGGTCTGATTGAGCTTAGCTTCAGTTCTTCACCATCCATGAAAACAACGACAAGCTTATCGACAGTCGTGTTTAATGCGTTAAAAAACACCGTGTATTGCTCATTAGTAATAGTGATCGCGTCGGCGGGCAGCGCATCGCCATACTCGATGTCGTCCGTGTAAAAACCTTGAGTCTGAACAGAAAATTTCATAGTTCCCTCATCAGTACCCGATGACAAGCCAGTGAGCAACAAAACCCGCCAGAGCATCACTGTATTTATCCAATCTGACGTTCATGCCGCTCTGCGATTCGTTATAAAAATATACTGCCGCGTTCCCTTCAATAGAGCTCGGGTAGCGCAACGTAACCTGTCCTGACAAGAATGCCGTCGGAAATGCAAATGGGAAGCCGACCGTCCATACCGTGTCACCTGTGTCTGCTGATGACGCTGTCCGCCCCCACATTATATAAATCGTTTTGATCACGCCGTTAATGCTGAGCGGTATAGCTAGTCGGCCGGTTTGCTCAAGTAGCCCCGACGCCATTGACGCATTTACAAACGCCGTCGTTGCAAGCTGGCCGGTATTTGTTCCCTGCCCAGCAGTGGGCGCGGTTGGCGTGCCTGACAGCACCGGGGAGGCAAAATTTAGCCCAGCGACATACTGTGTCGAGCTTGAGCCGCCAAAAATGTCGTATTCGCCATTCCCTCTTGAAACGAGGTTGATGCTCGCCCCGGGCGGCAGTGACATGCTTGCAAGCGACCCGAAAATCGGGCCACCGTATATAATGTTTGCACCGCTGGTTGCTATTGTCTGAGACGTCGTTGAGTAGTTAATCAAATGGATTGTCTGCCCAAGCGCAACTGTATTCCCTGGAGGCAGAGTGGTAGTGAACGTCACATTGCCCGTCATATAAACAAGTGACCCTGCTGCCGCTGGCGTTAGTGTGTTAGTGCTGGTTACTGAGTTCACACCAGTCAGCGAGAATTTTGCAGCGTGTAGTGCTGCCATGTTCGAAATTTGCGTCGTATCTACGCCAAACGCTGGGGTCGGCGCTGTTGGAACTCCAGTTAGTGCAGGGCTTAGCGCTTTTAAAAACCGGCCATCCAGCGCTGTCATCAACTGATTAACTGACGCTTGATCCGGTTGCATTCCCGCTGCTGCCAGTATCGATATAATCTCACTCTGGACGCTACGCACAGCGCCTTGCATACTATTCATGTACGCTGCATCGACAATTGTTCCATCCTCGCCGGTAACTTTATTCTCATCATAAAACGCACCATCCGACGACTGCGTCGTGACAGGAATTAGCGGCTTCATTTGGCCTCCGTATAATTAAAAACACACAGGGTGTGCGCCGGTTTCAACTCGTTAAATACAGACTCAATAACGGCGTCACGCGAGGACATTAATCGCTCGCCGCATCTGCTAATGCCGGTTCTGAAATAGTATTTTTTGACCGCCGTCGAACCGACATTGACGCGCCAAACGAATCGGATATTCGTCGATGCCAGCCGCTGCCCGCAACGACTGACACCGCAACGGAACGGCATCAGCTCATCAATCGTGATGTCATACCCCATTTTCTTAGCAAGCCCCTTGAAGTACGGAATACTTAAGCCACCCGTCTCAGCAATTTTTATCAACACGTCTTCGAGGCGCTGCTGATACGACAGCCCAACTGCCGGAGTGATGCCGAGAACGCGCTCCCAATCCGCCAGCAGCCCATTTGCACGCAGCGGGGTGACTGCCCCTAATGCGTCGTTTGCCCGTGCTTTTGTGCCATCCAGCGCATTGCCCTCCGCCGTTAATTCTGCGGATAATTGTTCGGCATTTGGGCTATATGAAACCGGGGGTAACAATAATGACAGCAGTTCTTTCATAGCATCGTCACCGTGATATTTCCGGCCCTCAGCCACTCGACGACCTCATTATTTACTGTCGCAGCAATATTACCGGCCGGGCTGACTATAGCGCGGTCAACAACGCCGCTGATTTGTGATATCAGCATCTCAGCCTGGCTTCGAATAAATGACTCGCCCGGCTCCAGCGTGTTGAAATAACGCGTCAATGCATCGCGGATATTTTGCGTTACTGCCTGCACGGTTACGCCGCTAACGCTAATTGCGACGGAAATATCAACATTCTTGGGTGTTGGCGCTAATATCATTGTGCTTTTGGCGGTGACTGGCCTTACATCGTCGATATACACCTGCACTTTGTTAATAACGTCAGCGCTCGGCAGTCCGTTTGCCGATGTAATCACAACATCAACTGTCCCAAGACCGCGCCGCAGTGGATAAACGTATGCCGCACTGACGCCGTCCACACTCATTGCCCAACGGCGGTAATCGTATTTATTGCCACCGGCAGGCGGACGGCGAATAACATCCAGCAGACGTGCCAGCATCTCAGCATCCGTTTCTTTCTCCGTGCCGCCTGCCATCACACCGATTGTCACCGCGCTATCAAATCCGGGCGGTGTGCTGGTAAATGTCCCTGTAACTGCCGCTGTGGTATTTCCAGACGCGCCAGCGACGACAGGAACGGCAGCGACGCTAAACTTACCATCGCTACCTACAGTGATCGCCTGCGTTGTTGTATACGAGAGGGAGCCACGGTTTATCGTGCGCCCCGCATCTGCAGTTGCGCCGGGTTCCCCCGTTCCCGAAACAATCCCCGACGCCGTTGTTTGTGCTTTGCGCGTTATATTCCGCAAACGACAGTGCCATTCGAGATATTCGGTATCGGCTGTGTCGGGGAAAATCTGCCGCACAATCCACGCTTGATGACGATATAATCCCGTTATAACGCTTGCGACAGACGAGGCCCGGATATAAAAGTCCGAATCCTGCGACACGTCAGCAGACGGCAACAGATTTTTAATATCCGCCAGGATTTTTGCGCGCGTCTCATCAAACGAATCTGTCACGAACGCCATTTAACTCACCCTTACCGGATATTTAAACAGTTCACGCCCTGCGGGCGCGGTCACACCAATAATCAGAATCAGCCAGCCGCTATCGCCTGCCTCTGCTGCGACCTCTATCGTCGTCGCACGGCCATCATCGATTAGCGGCTGCAACGCTTCGGCGGCATACTGCCGGGCCAGCGTATAGACGCGGCTGACATTCTTTTCGCGCGTCAGCAGATGCAGCTTTGAACCCAGCGACGGCACAGCCCACCACGACCCCAACGGAGTCATGAGCCGGATATACACAGCATTAGCTAATGTATCCGTTGCTGTGCCGGTATAATCACCGGTTGTTGGGTTCAATAAATTATCCATGCGGCCATGATGGCCGCATGGTAGGGTAGAAATAATGTGACGGGGTTCAGTGGGTATTACATTGACTGGTTTGGTGTGCCTGTTGTGCCGCCAGAGTCGCCCGGATGATTATGACTGTCGTAAATATCACGGACGTGGCTCAGCGTTGATGTTTTATCCGTGATTTCGCCACTGGCATTTAATAACGGTGTATTAAAATCCGCTTCTTCATTTGCATTGACAATATATTTTTTACAGTTGACCTGATATTCATCACAATCAACCGTAATTATGCGCCCTTTTTTCAGTGTAATTGCTGCACCTTCATTGGTATAAATCGCAACCTCGCCAGACTGTAGCGCTTTGATGCGATAGGATGCCGATTCAGTCGCCACCACCACGCTATGCGACGTTCTGCCGCCCAATGGGATCACAATCCCCATCGTTCCAGCCGGAGGGTTCGATGTGAAGCCGTAGTGCTGGAAAAGCTCCGCATCCTGAATCTGTTCCCCGGCCAGTCCATTGGCCTGGAACGTCTGCACCGGCCCGGCGCTGTTAACACGCGATAAACGCACTCTGAACGCCTGCCTGACGCCGTTCATCGCACGTCGAATTTTTGCCTCAACATTATCCCACATCGACAATCCCCAGCTCCTGCTTGTGTTTGCGACGGCGCTTGCGTTTCTTGCGCGGGAACGCGTCAGGTATCCAGACGCCGTCCTCTTTAAGCCTTAGAGTTGTGCGCATCCCGTCCTGCCTGCCGCCGACAAACTCACGACCCATCAGAAAAAACACCGCGTTGATGCCATGCACATCGCTGATAACATGGATACGCTGCCCCGGCTCCCATAACTTCCCATCCGATGTGCGATGCCCGGCGACAACCGCCGTCAGGTCGTAACCTGCCAGGCGCGCATCGGCCATTGCCTTGCGGGCGCGGTAGTTCATCTGCTCCTGGCTCTCCGCATCACCGCAGACGATAATTTGTGGCCGGTAATGCGTCACTGTCGGGTCATACGCTTTGGCTTTCAGACCGTGCAGGCCGGTTTCCGCCGTGCCGGTGTACATGTCCAGTTCGTCATCATCGTTGTCGTCGTCATCATCATCATCAGAATCAGAAACGGTTGCTGTCGACGTGCCATCAACATCGACAATCCCCAGCTTTTTGGATTTTGTCGTGTGTGCATGGCCCTGCGCTAATAGAGTCAATTCAGAGAACGAACGGTCTTCGCTGCTTTCGTCGTCGAGCTGAATCACGTTATTGCCTTTGCCGTCCGGGCGCAAAATCAGTGTCGCAACAGGCGGGGCGGTGTAGTCCGGGCCGCCGATCATCAGCGTCCCATCCGGGGAAAACCACGGCCACAGGCCACGGCCAGCGCAGGCGCGGTGCAGCAAATCCCAGGCGCGCTCACCAGGTTCGGTCGCTACTTTATCGTTACGAATCGAACTTTCTGCGTTCAGCCGGATTTTTGTGATGCCGAGCGGGCGCACCACCTGGGCGATGACCTCTTCAAGCCCGATTTGGCGCGACGTCAGCAGCGGGGCCGCACAATCGACCAGGACTGACATGTTATCGCGGCCACTGAGCGAGAGTGTCAGACCGCGCTTACTGGCAGCGCGGCGGATGCGGTCGATGCGCCCGATCATCACTACGTCACGGCCAATCATCACCTGCACCGGCGCACCGCGCTTGATATCGCCCGGGAACGCTCCTTCCGGCAGTCCCAGGCTGACGCTCCACGCATCGGCCGGCACAAGAAAATCACTGTCAATCTGATAGCGTGACCAGGCGCTGTGCGCTTTGCCATTGACAATGATCGAGACAGTATTGTTATCACTCTGCGTAGGCATTGAGCACATCCCCCGCGACCAGTCCATTCGGGTCACGCACCTGCGGATTCAACCGTTGCAGCTCGTCCGCGCGCGTATAGTCGCCGTACCACAAATGTGCCACCAGGTGCAGATTGCCAGTGGCCGCGACAGTGCGCCGTATCAGTTGCGGTTTGGACTCAATCACAGCCGCTGCCATGTCCTGTACCAGCAGCGCGATGGCTTTTAGCTGATCGATAACCGGCTGATATGACAGCCCGGTCGGTTGTTCGCTGCTGCTGATATCGTTCATCGCCGGCTCAAAGGCGGTGCGCGTGCTGTCAATGGCGGTCTGGATCATCGTGCGCGTATCGCTGGTGATTTTCTCGACGTCATCGGGCGTCAATACTGCTGTGATAGCTGTATCTTCCAGCACGCCTGCCGCTTCCGCTGCTGCTTCGATTGCAACAACAATGGTGACGACGACGATTAACTCAGCGATATCAGCAGTCGTCAGTTGCGGCGGCATATCAACAGCAGTGTCAACACTGCCGGTCATGATATCTGTTGGCAGGGTCTGAACCGACGTCAGTGCTGTTTGGGTATTTGACCAGTCGGACATCACCACTGCGGGGGATGCTGTATACGCAGTTGCTGCCGCTGCTTGTTCCGTCGCCGCATTCTCCCCACTGTAGTTGCCCACGTAAGATGAATGCAGACTGGATTTTGACGCCCCGGTTTTCAGCGACAGCGCAGACTGCAAATCACTGATAAACGATGCAGGGTAATCGATAAACGATGACGTACTGCTGACAAACCCGGAAATGTCACTGCGGAACACCGCAATCATGTTTAATGCGCCGTTCGTCAGCCCCCTGATCTTGTTCATCATCGTTTTTGCCGTGCGCAGCGGCTTTGTTGCGTTTTCCATCAGTGAGTTCGTGCTGTCGATCAATGACTGCGACTGATTAAACAGTGCGTCCGACTTTGACTGCGGGTAATCAGTCACAAAAAACGGATTGCCGGGTTTTGACTGCACCAACTGCACATCCACAGTGCAGTAATCGATACTGTCTGCGTCATGCTCTGCGCTCCAGTCCGCAACCTGCATAGTCGGCATTGAGCCAAAAACCGGGTGTATCAGTTCCGCTGGCCCGCGTTTTCGCAGGGCGTCAATAAACGTCTGTAGCCGGCTTTCGTAGTCATCACCAAAAAACACGGCGCGCAGCGAAACAGAATGCGACTTTGCGCCCATATCGCGGACGTCAGCCCCGTCAATGTATGGGTATTCGTCCTGTGCAATGTCGCGTGGCTCGCCGTCTTTGACGTTTACGACATCGAACCGGATACCGCGAAATTGCGCGTCTTGTAGATTATCTGCCCAGGCCATCAGTAACCGCCCCCAACCGATCCACGCACAGCTTGCGTGCCGTTGTACTCGTTCACGGCCTCGGCCAGCACCCTACCGTCAACCTCCAGCCGGGTGACGTGCGTTATTGGCTGCTGTGGTTGGGGGGCGGCAACCGGCTGCTGGGGGATTTGCATCAGATACGACGGTGTAACGCCGCCAGCGCCTTGACCGATGGCTGATGGCTTGCTCCACCATGCTTTGACTTCGTCCCATGCATCCAACGCGCCAGGTTGAGCCTTAAGCGCATCTTTCATGCGGTCAGTGTCGCTTTTGTAGTTGTTCTTTTGTAGCCGTTCGCGCGCTGCCGCATCACCGCGCTCAACCTGCACCAGTGGCGCATCCTGCGCCGCCTGATACAACATGAATGGCGCGGCCACTTTCCCGGCCAGACGGCCAATACCACCTAAGCGACCTTGCCAGCCACCTGGCGCCGTTGGCGTGCCACCACCCGGAACCGGGCCGGGGACAGGCGGCGCAGAGACACCGCCGCCGGATAGGAATTTCAGACCTGCGAACACCATCGCCGCGCCGGTCATCGCTTTGATCCCCGTGGTTGCACCTGACAGTGCTGTTGTCAGGGCGGGATATTCGTTTGCGTATTTCACTAGCTTGTCAGACACATCACCGAGAACGCCAGCCAGTGGCTTTGCGCTGTCGATTTGCGCAAAGTCTGATGCGTTACTCAATTGTTCCGCCTTGAAAACCCCAGTCCCTTGAATCAACTGAAAGTTTTGATCACCGGCTGTTTTATCGTCCGGCAAGTAACGCTGCGCATTAGCATTCTTCGTGATGTCTTTTGCATACTGCTTGTTACTGCGGTACGCAATCAATGCCATCAGCGCCTGCCTGTCTGCAACCATAGAGCCAACCGCAGACCCCTCCAGAATCTTCGCCATTGAATCCATTGTTTCGTGACGTTCAGCCCCTTTCGCCGTAGCCAATTTGTCATTTAACTTCTTGTACTGCGGGTTGTTCTGAACGACCTTATCAACAATGCCGACAAATGCATCCAGAGCGTTCATACCCTTACTCCTGGCGGCAGCAATAGAGCCGGGCAGGTCAATTCCTTTGCCGTTGATTTTTATCCTTTTCGCTGCATTCGCTGCGTCCTGACTGTTGATTTTTTGCAGCAAGTTGACAACGTTATTGCCTGCCTCATCTTTTGTACCGGCAGTGATCGCCGACGCTTGGTTTAAACCAAGAAGCACTGAAAAATCATCTAACCCCTTCATGCCGGTCGAACTAGCTAACGCTAACTGCTGAGGCAACCATTTAGCCATGTCTTTTAGTTCAAAGCCGCCGCCCTGACCGGCAGAGATAGCCATGTTCAGCGCTTTGCCAATGTCCTTATCCGATATGCCGAATGTCTGCTTTAGACGAATCGCAATCTGCGCCAGGTCTTTTGAGTCAGTCCCTGTAGCCGTCGAGTATTTTTGCAACACCGGCAGCAGCGCTTTGGCCGAATCCATTTCGACGGCACCGGATGCAAGCAGTGTGTCGAGCGTTTCCGCCGCCCTTTCCTTTGTTCCACCCCCTGTCTTGACAGACTGCCGGATTAACTGATCAAGCTCACCCATACCCGCTTTACGTCCGGCAATGTCGCGATCTGCATACGCGGTATTTGCCATATTCGCCAGAGTGTACTCATACGACGCCGCCTTTTTAATGGGCTGCGATACAACAGCGGCGGCTGTAGCGACACCACCGACCACCGCCGCCGCATTTGACCCGACATTACGCAGCCGCTCAAACTTACCCATCGCGTTTGCCGTGCCGTTCAGCTCCGTGCGCAGCCGCGTCAACTGCTCAGTCATCGCCGCAAACGCCCGTCGCTGATCATTCGCAGACAACATGCCGCTGCGCGTCAGCCTGTTGTAAGCCGCCATCGTCTGCTGTATCTCGCGCTGTATCTGCCGTTCTGAACGAATGCCGAGCGTTTCCCGGGCATTTGCCGCGCGCTGAAACTCAGACACCAGGGCACGCGATGCCTGAATACCCGTGCTGCTTGCTTTCTGTTGCGTGGTAGCCAGTTCCGTTGATGCCCGTTCAGCATTTTTCGTTGCTGTAACTGCATCGGCCATCGCCTTTCGCAACACTTGAGAGCCAGTGTCTTTCGCCGTCAGCGTTAACGCCAGTTGCAGATTGCGCGCCATGATTATTTGCCTCTTTTGTTGCGTTTCTTCCGCATCGACTTAATAACGCGAGTGTTGCCGGACTGCGCCTTATCGGCGGCAGGTTTGCCGCCATTCAGGACAGCCAGCGCGTTGAGATACCCGTCCAGTTCCGGACGGGTCATTGTTGCTATGCGGTCTTCGGTGATGCCGTAGCGGCCGAGAGCAAGGACGGCGGCACGGTAGCCCGCCAGCCGGGATTCTTGCTCATCCGCTTTTTTTTGATGTTTTCAATCTCCGCGTCAATCACATCGAAATCATCATCAGACAACTGCTCCAGCAGCAGTTCCGGCGTGATCTTTTCAGCATCGACCCCCTCCAGGGTCAGTACGCTGGATGTGACTGCAACACGATAGAACAGCGACGCGGCAGGACCTGTTGTCGTACCGCGTGCGTCGTGTGTCACGGCCAGTGCATCGACGGTGTCGCCAATCACGGGCAGGCGGGCGCTGAATTCAAAGTGAAGCTGGCCGTCGATTTCAATTCCGTGCAGTAACTGAGCCATTGTTATTCCTCCACCACACGCAGACACTGGAACGTGATATCGCGCTTCGCTTCGTTGTCGGTCGAATACTGCGCGCCAACGTCCGTGGTGAAGCAGTCCATATACGTGGTGCGTTTGCCGCCAGACCCGGATAGCGGATACTGCGTGATTTTCACACCCTCCATGCCATCCCAGTCCAGGTCACCGTCAAGCGGGATAACTACCGTTGCCGCCAGTTGATATTCCGCGATACCCCGCGCAAAGCCTTTCGCGCGCCCGGTTTTGTTCATGGTTTTGACCAGCTTGCGGCCTGTCTTCGATGTGACCTTCAGGTCGGTACATTCCAGTTCACGGCTATCAATCTCCAGAACGATTGACCCGACGTATTCCTCAATAGCCATTGTTTTTCTCCGTCAGTTACAGCAGCAGGTCGATACGGCCCGCAAACACATGCAGCCCATTCACAACATCAACAGGGATGGCAGCATTCAGGCGGTTCATATCTTGCGAATCACGCTCAACAATCAGCGCGTCTTTGTTCGCATCGACGTTCTCGATGATCTCCAGCTCTTCCAGCTTGTAGAGCACATCCAGTAACTCGCTGCGAACCTTTGCAGGCGTGCGGGAACTCAGCTTGTCGCGCGGGAAACGCAGCGTGATGCGCTCACGGCACGCCTTGCGCACATAGTCGAGCGTTCTGATGGTTGTGATATCCAGCAGAGCCACATCGTCAACACCGGCCGCGCTCTTTGTATATGTACTGATGGCGCGCACTATCTGCACCGTGTCGCCGGGGCCGATTTCGAAAGGAGCCAGGCCGTTGTATAGCGCCTTTTCCTGCTCGGTGCGCATCGGGCGTGACGCCAGCGCGGTCACGTCAAGCGCCGACATTGCCAAGGTGTTGAGCGGCCGCGCCGGGTCTTCCTCACTCGCCACCATTGCGGCATACCCAGCTGCGATTTGTGCGACGGTACAGACAGAGTCGCGGTGCCATCCTGCCGTGATACGCCCGGCATTAATGCTCGACGTCAGCGTGATACCGGTTGACAGTGAATTTTTCCAGCCAGTGACGCCGATAACGCCACGCTGCTCCAGCGGCCCGGAGGCATTGTCCAGGTGCGAGCGCAGCTCAGTTAGCGCATCCTGTGTGGCATACGGGCAGACGATGATGCTATGGCCCGCAGAGAACACCTGTGCCAGCGCGGGTGCGATGTCCGGGTTAATTTCGCCCCCGGTCATTGCTGTTGCTGCAACACTGACGCCCGATGCGGTTGCCGTTGCACGCAGCACGATTTCGTTACCCGCTGCGCCTTTATTTTTGGCCGTGAACGTAATGACGCCGCCTGACGCCGCCGCCGTCACCGGTAGCGCCGCCTGTTGATTCAGCGCCGCCACCATATCAGTTGCAATAGCAGCAGCGGTGTCACCGGTTGACACTGCAACGTTGACGCGGGTTGTTCCAACCCTCACACTCATCGTGCCGTTACCTGCGGCCGGGCCTGTCACCGTGACCGTGCCAGTAGCGGGCTGCGCCCCGGCAGCATCACTGATGCCGATGACCTGTAATTGCAGATAGCTGTAACAGGTCAGCGCACTGACCACCATCAGATGTGCCATCGAACCCGCGCCGAAGTAGGTTTCCGCCTCGTCTGAAGAAAACACATCGACGGCCGTTAATGGCGGCTGTGTGCCGGTCGGCAGCATCTGAGCCAGCATCAATACTGTTTGCTGATTGCCCGGTAGCGAACGCACCGCCAGACGGGTATTGAACTCGAAATAGCGGCCGGGTTTGCGTGTGCTGCCGGGAATTTCGTAAAACGTGACATTAGGGCTGGCCATCGTTGTTTACCTCCGCAATTTTGGTCTTCCCGGATACCGCCTTTTCATCCGGGACGATCACCAGGTCGCCGGCTGAAATCTGGCGCAAGTAATACGCCGTGCGCTCCACCTGCACTGGCGCATCATTAATGTAACGCCGTGCGTTTTCTTCGCGTGGCACGCGCACGCCTGCTGCCGCTTTAACTGTTATCTGTGACATGAGTGATGATGTCCTCTGCATCGGGTGATAACGGGGTTTGTGGAATGTCGTAGCTAAAGTGTGTTCTCAGCCAGTCCGGGTCGTCTTCGCTGGCCTGTCCTGCGTAGCCGTTGAAAACGCTGTCAGGGTGGAAGGGAGCCACACGAGAAAGCGGGTACTTGCCGTTTTCAAGCGCTTCTTCAATCCACGCCGTGTCGAACTCACACGCAAAGACTGACAGCGCGTTGTCTTTCAGGCTCGCGTTAAACAGCGTCCGCACGCGGCCCGGCATCAGCGCCTGGATACGCAGACCGGCATCGGCCATATCCTGCCCGGACAGCAAGCGGCGAACGGCCGTCACCATCCGGTAGGTGCCGACTTCATCAAGACGCGCACCACCGTGGCGTGACGCCTCTTCACTGCGCACGCTGCGCTCACCGACGATCACCACGAAACGGCCGTGTGTTTTGTATTTACGCTTAGTGAGGTTTGCGTTTTCGGTCTTTTGAACACCGCCAAACGTCACCCAGCAGGCTGGCATGGCGCGTGCGATTTCAGCCGGTTCGCCGTCCAGTTCGCCGCCGTAAGAGCACACCGTCGGCGCAATCCTTCCGAGTCCGCGCCTGAGTCGGTCAATAATTGCCAGCTCAATGTCTTTGATGGTGTTCAAAATGCTCCCCCACCTGTTGAGTCACGCCCAAAACAACGACCTGCCGAGGCGAATGTCGTACTGATTCCCGATGGCTGAACAACGTCGCCTGACGGCAGACGACCGAGCGTGATTCGCCCATCCGCGACGCGCTCCAGGTAACGAATCGCATCGTTGTAACGTTCCCGGATTTCATCGGTCATCTGCGTACCTGCACCGCACAGCAAATAGCGGGCGATATCGCAGCAACGGCCGACCAGGATGCGCGGCGTGTCATTCCACGGAACCGGGTAACGCCCGGCGAGATAGCTGTCGATTTCTGCGCTGGCGCGGGTCAGCGCGCCAGTCAGTACGTCATCGTCGATTTCACCAGCGAAATCCCGATCGGTGAGCGAAACACACTCCCGCTCACCGAACGCCAGCACCATGTCATCGCGTGTCGCGTACATTATTTCTTCGCCTTGCCGTCATCTGCCGTTGCGGCTGCGGCTAACTGAGCCTGGAGCGCATCACGCTCAGTCGTCAGCGCCGCAACAGCGTCCTGCGCTGCCGTCAACTGGACATCTCGTTCCTGCACCGTCTTTTCAAGTTCAGCAATGCGCGCCTGAGCGGCAGACAGCGCAGCGTTATCACTGGCGGTTTCCCGCTCGTCACTGATACGCACGACGATCAACTGCGGCTCGGCTTCCAGCGTCGCCAGTTCTGCGGCAGTGAAATGATCATCGGGATAAGTACAGGCCGTCGCGCTGTGCGCCATGCCGCAACGACGGAACCCGTGGACACGAGCGGTGATTTGGATTGGCATTATGCGTCCTCCCCGGTCGAGCCGTAGGCCATCTGCCAGAAGCCGTAACCGCCATTGGCTCGCGCTTCGGCACCGAATCTGAACTTCTTGCGAGAGAAGACGTTGTCGTTGCTGTAATCCGTCTGCTCAACAAATTCCGGCTTTTTACGCTCCTGGTAGATCAGCGGTTTCATCAACTGCGCGTTATCCAACAGGAACCACTCGGTATCGGTTTTCAGCTCCGGCACCACCAGCACTTCCGCCGTTCCTTTGTACGTGTTGGGCGTGTTATCCGGGAAGCGGTCGGCAGTCATCAGATAATTCGCCACATCTTCCAGCGCCGGGGGAACAACCAGCAGGCCGGGTTTAATGCGCAGGGATGCCCCACGATCGTCCTTCATTACACGCAATGCAGTGCGGGCTGCGCCATAACTGGCCTGCGCAGCCGCCAGCGATGCGGCAGACAGCTTTTTAGTACCTTTATTGGATACCGAACGACCCGCGACCGGGTGGTCAGTATCAAAGAACGGCTGGCCGTCGTAGCACAGATTCGTAAATCCATCACTCAACAGCGCAAAGACGATATCCGCAGGCAGTTCAGCAGCAGATTGACCGGCCGCCTGCGCCTGCATACCGTAGCCCAGCAGCTGATCGTCTTCGATGTGATTTCTGTCGACTTCGACAGTGGCTTCCCAGTCTTTATTGCGGACGGTATAGTTAAACGCTTCCAGCGACTCAATATCCTTATCACCAATCCACTCCTTCATTTTCGGGAATTGGGATAACCAGGAGTAATCGTTCTCTTTCCCGGTTGACGGCACCAGCATGGCGACCTTTTGCCAGTCAGTAGACGACTGCTTAAAGGCTTTCTGGAACGTCGCTTTCAGATTGATAAAAATCTGACGAACATTGCCTGCATTCACTAACACAGTATTTCTCCTTTAAATCAGAACCCACACGCCATCATCAGCGATGGCCTGAACCTTCCCGGCCACCGGGCGGGCGTTACTGTTGCTGGTCTTGGCGACGGTCTGGCTGTCAACCACGTAGCAGTCGTGCCCGACCTGAGCCTGCGTCACTGCATCGGCAGCTGAATTGGCAAACAGCCAGGCACGACCGCGACGCACGATAGCGTCAGCATCCCCATTCGCGCCGGTACTGTTATCAATCCAGCCGTCACTCACGCCCAGCGTGACCTGTGCTGCCGTTGCAGTGGCAGGAACGGCATAACCGGCAGCATTGGCGGCGATGATATGGCCGCCAAAAATCTCAGTGCTGGCAGCCACGGGAACGGCAAACAGCTCGCCGTCGCGGTGCGGTGTGTTGCGATCACTCATTGCGGTTCTCCTTGATGAACTGGGCAACGTCGGCAGGGTTAACGCCCATTAACGAACAGATAGCAGGGTCGATAACCTCGTCGTCCTGTGCCGTGGGTTCTTTCTTCGGCGCGCCAGCGGGCGGCTGACCGCCGGTTTGAGTCGTGGTCAGTGCGGCGATTTTGGGCGCTTTTTCCAGGAACGCTTTCAGGCTATCTGGTGACGACGCTGCCAGGGATTCCGCCCAGGATTTTTGCGCCGGAAGCAGACGGCCATCAGACAATGCGGCGGTAATCAGCTCAGTGCATTGCTGCTGCGCCAGCGCGGCGACGTTGTTGTTTGCCGTCGCCAGCGCTTCTGCAACAGACTGCTGCATCACTTCAACAGATACCCAGCGAGCGGGGTCGGGGTTGGCGACCTGCGCGGTCAGCGCAGCAACGCTTGCGGCATCTGCCGTCAGCTTCTCAATCAGATTGAACGGGGTGGCAGACAGCGTCTGAAAGGAGGCCGCTGCCGTTCCGGCTGGCGCGGCGGCCAGTTGATCAATGAGTTTGTTTAACTCGGCGGTAATGTCTTCTGCCGTTGCTGTGATTGGCAAATTCAGCATCCAGCGCAGACGCTCCAATAGTTCGTCCATAGAGTCCTCGTTTGTGGTTGTTGCAGCCATTAACAACGAGGTGGCAGCCAAAATGACGGCCTCCATGTCATCAAGGGCCGGTGTGTTAGTCAGCGCGGCGTGCAGCAGTTGCCGTACACGACCTGACTTGTCATAGGAAAAAACAGGGGATATATAGCGGTATTCATCAGCATCAATCATGGCTGCTGCGGTTTTCGTCCACTGCACATCGACAGCAAACAATCCCTCACCATCACGCCATTCGAGCGTGTGGAACCACGCAGCCGCCGGGGCTGGCTGACCGTTTTTTGCTGCATTCAGAGTTTGATGCTCATAGTCCAGCACAAACGGCGTTTTGGATGCTGCCGCCGCTGCGATCAACACCTGGGCAATCTCGGCGTTCATTAGCCAGCAATCGCATTCAGCCGGGCGACCATCACGGGCGCGGAACTCGCCAGCGGGGAACAGCTGAATAGTGCCCAACGAGGCTTTATTGATTTCTACCGCCAGGGCGGCAATGAGCGGTTTCTTTTTCATGCTGCAACGGTAAGTCAGCCTGAAAACAGAAATAATGTGATGGGGTTCAGTGGGTGATAATGCGGGGCGGGGTCGTTAATGCGGTCATGATAACTGATGCAACCGTTTTTAAAACCCGTTTAAAAACGATTTTAAGCGAGTAACACACTCGCAATGCTGTGCTGGTGTGGATTCAACGCGATAACCGCACACAGGCGCATTCAGCGCTATGCATCAATGACACGTTGCAGATAGGTTTGCGCAGTCGTTTCCATTCGCTCGACATCTGGCTCGGTGAGGTGCAGGAACGGCCGCGCCGTTATCTTAATCTTGTATTCACCGATGGTGTTCCACTGCGAAAAATTGGATTTGGATTTTTTGACAAACCGATTACCGACGCTGCCGTCTTTGTGCTGCTTGTAGTATGCACGCTGACTGCGGGCGGGGATGTTGATTGTGCCGCCTTCTTGGTGGATCCGCGCATAGACAACGTTTGTGCCGACAGTCGCGGTGTCATTGTCTGAATATTCGTTGATGCTTGTAGCCAGGCGACCGGATTTCTGCAAAATTTTCCCGCCCTGGCGTTGTCTGGCATAACGCGGACTCCATCCCGCCCATGCAGGCCGACCCTGCGATGCGAAATTCTCTTCGACAGCATCGTGCATCGCTGCCGCCAGCTCGCGCATCAGAGGTTCACGGTGTTCCAGGCGCTGTATCAGCTCGCCAAGACCTTTTTCAAAATCGGTAATGTTGTATTTGATCTCGTAACTACTCATAACCGCGCTCTCGTTGTATACTTATTACACGATGTGGCTGGCAGTAGTTTCCTACATCATCGGTAAAGGTTGTCGCTGTGCATCGCGACATGATCCGGTTCGAATCCGGCGCTGCCAGCTACGTTACTCCAGCGATCCCCACAACACATCATAGGCTCCAGGATTATCAAACGCTTTTGCCGGTAACACTTTCCCCGTGCGTATCAGATGCGTCGTTATCCGTTCTGGTTTACCTCCGCCCGCCGGGCGCGCTTTTATCACCCGGTCGATAAATACCACCAGTTTTCCCGCAGACTGCGGCAGGTCGATAACATAAGTCAGCGCAGCGTCGGCTTTCTGTTTGTCATAAAGAATCGCTTTCGGTTTTTTGATAAATACTGGTAATTGCTGCCACAGTTCGTCAGGCAGCGGCGCATCTTTGCTATCACGAATGGCGTGTAACAGGTTCTCGTCAGTCAGCGTGATAACCGCAGATTCAACCGCCGCGCCTTTCTCTGCCAGCCTGTCAATCACAGCAGGGGGCAGCGCGCCGACGTGCCGCAACTGGCCGCGTGCTTGCTTGTTAAGCAGCGTGTTATCAACGAACTCGCTAACGTCGTTTGAAACCGCCGTTAACAGCGGTTTATTGCTCATTGTCTCTTGTACCGCCAACGCGGCCAGGCGTGGTTCAGCGGTCGCGGAACGCTCCAGCAGCCGCTGACCCAGCGCCGCGAGATAACCTTGTCCGGGGTTGTGGCCGAAACCCGCATCGGCGGTGTATAGCTCACCATTCCAACGGATGGCCGGGACTGTTCTGGAATCGTTCGGCCCCCAGGCTTGTTCAACTTCGACGATCTCACTGTGCTGGATAGTGATTTTTCGTGTATCAACATCCGACTGAGACAGAGATCGGATGCGACAGCGGCAATGATAGCCGTCCGGTGGGTACATAAACCGCCAAACGGGGTCATCGGCCCGCGCCGTGTAGCCATTAAGCGCAGCATGTTTTGGGCGCGTATGCGTATCCATGACAGCGACGCGCTGAAAATACGGGCGAAACGCGACGTTCGCCATCTGCTCTTCATAGCGCCCGGCGTTATAGGCGGCTTGCATATTGGTTTCAAAGATGGTTTTCAGACGCCTGGGAGTCAGCTTCTTGCCTTCCAGCACGCCGTCTTCGTCCGCTTTGAGTCCACGCCCGAGCCAGCCCTTTTGCTCCAGAACAGGGGTTAAGCGACGCCGGAACTGCTCCAGCGTTTCACCGTTCGTTAATGCCTGATTTAATCCGCCCCGGATGTCTTCCAGCACATCTTGTTTCAGGATACCGGCGACGGTGAACGCGGTAGCGTGAGTGCGCGCTTCGACATCGTGCCAGTTGAAACCGATGGCGTAGCCCTTGGATTCGAAATAACGGATCGCCTCTTCGGGTTTCAGACCGATGGCGTAGGCGAGATCGACGCTATTTGTCGGCATTCAAATGCCCCCAAACATCAGCTACAAACAGTGCCTGGGAAAGCAACTGCTGCAACTGCGTATCGTCCAGCGCTGGGTAGCTCGCCGCGATAATGTCGAGCGCGTCATCCGGGGTTTGCCCGTTTTGCAGCGCTGCAACCAGCGGCGCTATCAGCGCCTGCATCGCGTCGTTAATCGCTTCAGGCGTAGAGCGAGCGTTATCCAGCGCCACTTGTGCGGGGTCGCTGATATCATCCACGGCCGTTGTGCTAAGTGCGGCGAATGACCGGTACGGCGACGTGCGAGACGATAGCGCTGTAGTCGGGGTGGGCGTAGCGGGCATCAGCGTGGGTTCACCCTCTTTCGGTATCGGAATACCGACTTTTTGATGTATCCAGCTGAGCGGGATGGTTTCCATACCAGCATCGACCAGGGTTTTAATGCCCGCAGAGAACGTACTGATATCTGCAATGTCGCGGGTATCAAACACAAAGCGGGGCTGACGCCGCCGCGAGACGGCATAGCCATTGATCGCCAGCAGCATCGATATCACATTGCTAAAGAAGCCCTCTAACTGCCGGGCATCAGCCACCAGGATATCGTGTCGGACTTCGTTATGGACGTTGCCGAGTGCATTTGTTGCTGTTTTGCCGTCGGCCTGGCTTGTCAGTGTGCCGCCCAGTATCACTTTCGAGGCGGTTCGTTCGCACCAGTCGATCATCGACATAAACGTCGCTGCCTGGCCGTCCGCCGCCGATTCGAACCTGATGTTTGTCCCTTCGGGGATAATACCGGCCGCATCGTGACCAAGAGTCACAAGAGCGTGCAGCAGCCTGTTTTTCTCTTCTTCTGTTGCACTTGCCATGTACGTGCCGATTCTGGGCGGCAGTCCGTAAATCTCCAGGAACTCGGCGAAATCGCGCAGACTGAAATTCTTGAACAGGTACGGCCAGACCAGCACACGATACAGCCCCGCTTGCGCGATATAGCCGGATTTCGCATTGTGCGCGTGTACCATCCAGCCGAACGGCCACAGTTCCGCGCCGTTCATTGTGCCGTCAGCGAGCCGCACAGTGTCGTCAATTTCGGGGTTAGTGCAAAACCAGCGGTGTGGGCGCAGCACGGTCTTAATCGGCAACCACACATTGCCTTCGTTATCCCACTTTTCTATCTCTTGCGCGGAGAATCCGTGCCCGATAGCGTCCGCCGCATTTAAGATCAAATCATGAATGTCCGGGATGCCGTGCATCCACTCCGTCACCATCGCCGCCAGGCTCTTTTCTGCCTCGCTGGCATTCACTGGCGGCTCAATACTCCAGTCCAGCCCCAGTAGCGCATTTTTGCGCTTCGCCATTTCAGAAAATATGTGCCCATCCTTTTCGACCATATCTTCGAAAAGGTCAGCCTGGGCGGCAATATCACCGCGTTCTGCTGCCTCCAGAATGCGCGGCAGGCGGCGAATATCCAGCCCACGCGACGGATGATCGGGAAAGTGCCGTTGTATCTGTGCCGTTCTCGCGGTCTGCGGCCCGGACAGCACTTCTTTGTTAAACGGGCGACCGAACTGGTCAACTATCTGTGCCACTTACCAACCTCCTGAACCAAAACCATGCCCAGCAGCACCGGTGCGGTGAAAACCAGTGTCCCGGTCATCAGAATCAGAATCCGGGGAGTTGCGAGGGACGGGAGTAAACGAAAATGCGGCGAACCCGGACACGGCCAGCGCCCACAGCATATGCAGCGCATCGGGGCCGTCGTCGTGGTCAGCCATAGGAAAATGTCGGAGCTGGTCAATCAGCGTCGCCTGGCCGGGGTGCAGGCGGATCAGCCCATTCGCCATGTGCGGTTGCAACGATTCGATGCGCAGAATTTTGTCGCTACTGGGCGTCACGCCACGCGCGGGAACTGGGATACCGGTAGCAGCACTGCGCTTCACAAGCTCAGTGCGTAAGAATTCCTGGAACTGCACAGCTTCAACAGACCAGCACAGGCAGCGGTAGATGCGCTGCAATTCGATGATGTCCGAGATAATTTTGTCAGGAACGCGTTTGCGGATTACCGCTTCGACGACATCAAGAATGCCGGTATGGCGGTTAAACCCACCCACAAGCAGGGCGGACGGGTCACGCTTACCACCAGCACGCCCAAGGCTCGGGTCACATGCGCCAAGAAATATCCACTCATTAAGACGATTGACCCAAAACGTGATGCAATTAGCGAACGGGGCGTCTTCACCACTTACAGGGTCATTCTGATATTCGGAATCAAATGTTGAGTGGCCGTCGCGGGCTCGGATCAGCATCAGGGCCAGAATAGGCCGGGCCGACCATGACACCACCGCGCCTTCGTCCATTTCGGCCTTATGCTGCTGATAGAACGCGTTCGCCAGCCAGGGGCCCTTATCGTCGTTATTGCGCAGGATTTCTTCCCATTCATCCCACAATGACATATTGACCGGCCACTGGATGATCGCCTTGAATCGCGCCGTCTTCCACAGTGGATTTTTCAGCGTCCGGGACAGTACGGAATCGTAGTGCAGGATTGTGCCGATGTAGATGACATCGAACTTCGCGCCCGCCCCGCCGAGCGGCAGAATGGTCTTTTTAAGCCAGTTATCCAGCTTGTCGCGCTGCTCCGGGCTGCGCACCTGCTCGTCGTTCTCAATATCATCCAGTACCACCAAATCGGGTCGGTACGGGCCGTGGCGCAGGCCACGCAGTTTTTTACCGCTGCCCGCGACCTGCACTTTGATATCGTTGCGCGTGACAATGGTTCCGGCCTGCCAGACACGCCCACCGCCTGCCACCTCGGAGAAATCCATCGCAATCCGGGGGTTGTAGGCCAGTTCCGCTTTGATCGCCTCAAGCATCGGGTAAGCCTGGTCAATCGAGTCCATGACGATAACCAGGTAATGCTTGATCGCACAGACAATGCACCAGATGTTAAATAGCTGGCTGACCAGCGTTGATTTCGCTTCGCCGCGCGGTGCCGCGATAGCGTCATTCTCGCTGGTTGTGCTCGCGACAATCTGCGGCAGGCGAGCGAACAGGTACTTATGCAGTTCGCTCTTGTCTGCATGTCGCACATAGTGCGGGAAATAGTGCTCAACAAAATAGACGTAGCCGCCAACAGGGTCGAGAACGCGGGCGCGCCGCTCGGCTATTGCTTCTGCCGACGGATCAAAGCCGACGCTTTCGGCTTCAATCGTGCGCCGCAGGCTGGCAGCCAGGTCTGCCAGCCCTTGTAGAAAGTCCTTCTTGCTGACGAGCTGATTACGCGCCATTTAATCCCCGCTTAACGCCGCGTTAATCTCGTTGATAATGCGCGCCTCAGCGGCATACGTCGATTCACCATATTCCGGCAAGAAATGGTGTTTTACGCCATCGGCCCAGATAAAAATGTCACCGTAACACCCGCGCTCGATACGTGTGATTTGGCTCGCCATAACGGCGTTTTCATGGTTTATGCGGATCAATTTGTCAGCCATAACCCTCTCCACCCCTTGCAAAGCGACCCGGGAGGTCACTGATGAATCTGAGACAAGCGAATAACCTGAGCGGCCCCACCGGGGCCGCATATCACCTGCATTGCCAGCCACATCGCTTCCGTGAAACCCAATTGGTTTAACTCGTCTTCGGTGAACTCGTTGCGCAGCGCAGCAATAACGCGCTGACTCAATGCATTACGCTCTTTCACTGGCTCATAATGATTATCCATAGTGCTGCTCCATCTCTTTGCCAAACGGCTCCAGAATCTCAGCGAATGCCGCCAGGTGTTGCGGGTGCGACTCCGCGACAAACGCACTGAGACGCTGCAATACATCCAGCGCGACCGCAAGCTGACTGGTTTCCGGCAATATCTTCCGGCTTGCCGACGTCGCCTTATTAAACGCATCAGCGAGGCTTGCCAGCAGCTCGACACGCTCACGCGGTGAGATATCTTCATCACCGTTGAGTGATTCCAGCGTTGTCTGATACTGCGTTACAAGCCCCGTCAGCACAGCGCGGCCAATGTCTTCCAGACCACCGCCAGCCATGACATGTGCCGCCCGCAGCTTGTCCCAGTCGTCGCCAGCGTCTTGCGCGTCTTTTTTCCAGCGCCGTGCTGTGCCGAACGCGACGCCAGACTGTGCCGCTGCGATTTCAAGCGACATCTGGCCGAAAATATAAGCCCGGCGCAGCTTGTCTTTGACTTCCTGCGGGTGCGCCATCAGAGTCCCAGTCTCGCTTTGATTAGCAGAATTGCCGTTGTAATCAGGCCACCTGCAACACCACCCGCCACACCACCGGCAATTGCACCGCGCCGAACAGCAGCGGATTCGATAGTGTCCATGCGATGCTCAATCCGGGTCAGTTGCGCAGAGATATCTGCCAGCCCGTCAATAGCCGGTGCAGGGATTTGCAACGCATCCAGCCGTTTCGAGATATTGCTCAGAGCCGCCGAATCAGCAGCCGTTACTGTTGCTACGCGACGCACGCGGCGCTTTTGTCGTGCCTTCATTATTTATCTGCCTTCCTGTCCAGTTTGTTATCAATCCGATCGATAGTGCTCTTCAAATCGCGCAACGTATCCATTACAGACTCGTGATCGCGCCGGGCGTCGTCACGGCGCTGATAGTCCGTTTTGATGCGTTCAACGTCGGCCCGGAGCGATTTCAGCGCATCGCTCAGTCCGCGAACGACCAGGCCAAATAACGCCGATATCAGTGTCATCGCTACACCCAAAACCCATTCCGGGGTCATTTGTCCTTGCCCCCTTTGTAATAGGCGTTCAGTTTTTCCAGTTGCCCGCGCAAGGTCAGGCACCACGCACCGTAATCAGCGGCGTGATTCAAAAGCCCTGCGGGGGAGAGTCCGCGTCCGGGGCGGGCGGCATCGGTGGGATGTACAGCAGTTCCGCCGGTGGCGTCGGACATACCGACTGCGTCGTCGGCGTAGCCAAGACCGGCGCGGTAGAGCCGCAGGCTGTCAGGGCCAATGCCGGTAAAAGCGTTAGAATCATTTTTAACTGCACGGTCGATCCCCTTTTTCAGTTTTTGCGTCGTTTTCGTCAGTTCCGTTTTCACATCCAGCAGCTCAACGACCAGTTCATCCGCCCGGACGCGCTGCGCCGTCGCGTCTGCCTGCGCCTGTTGCAGCGCAGCGACCTGTCTTTCTGCGGCCTGACGTTTTTCCTGTTCTGCGGCAAGCACTTGTGCCGCCAGTTGTTCGTTTTTTAGGGTCAGTTGCTGGTTTTCATCACGCTGCGATGCGACGCCCGCGTTGTACCCGACCTGATGCCCGGTGTTGTACCCGACACCAGCGGCAGCGACGATAAACACCAGCGGCAGCCATGCGGCGCGCAGGAACTGGAGAATGGCAGTATTCACGGCTGACCTCCTGCATTCGTGTCTGTTCCGGTTTGCGTGGTCTGGTCACGTTTGATTGCGTGATGTTTAGAGGCTTGCGACTGCGTAACCCATGCGGCGAGATACGCCACAAACAGCCATTCGGTGAGATTGCCGGTGTACGTGCAGAACAGCAGCACACCGGTCGTCGCCAGGAACGCGATGAAAACAATGGTGTCGGACGTGGAAAGACGGCCGGATTTCGGATTAGTGACAAGGTCGCTGAGTTTCATGCCGCCCCCACTGCCCGGAGGGCTTGTTTATACAGCGCCTGACGCTCAGCCAGCCCGATCATGCCACTGTTGATGCGGCGCGTGATTTTCACGATGTCGCCAATATCCGCGAGCGAATTCAGCTTGTTTTCAGACCAGAACCAACCCGCAGACAGCGCAGCGTATTGCGGGGATTCCAGCAGCTCCGGGGAAGTGATCAGGTCAATACCGAGGGCGCGGCCACAGGACAAATAATTATCAAGGCCGGTGAGTTGGATAAGGCCGCGTCCGCGGAATTTCCAGCCGTCATCCGGGGCTTTATTACCCATGCGGTTGCCGTAGGCAAGATTAGCGATGGCTCGCTGACGCTCGGCGGGCAGGCTGCGCTCATCGGCATGACGACCCAGCGCTTCACGCTGTCCGGCGGTTAGCTGAGAAAAAATAGCAAGACCGGCTACCGAGTAATTGAACGACTCGACAATGCGAGTGAAACCACCAGATTCATGGCCCGTCTGAGCGATGAATGCTGCAATGCGGCGCGGGGTAGTGATATCGAATTGCTGTAGCGCGGCGACGATGTGCGGATGCCATTTTTCGGCAATCTCGGCTTTAACACCGGCGGCGCGCTGGAACTGCTCTACTGTGATTAAAGACATGACACCAGCTTTGTTGTGTGTAAAAAGTGGTGTCAGTGTCTGATTGATGAGGGTTGTTTATAATTTGATGGGGTTCAGTGGGTTGGCGGTTATAAGTCATTCCCCAGGTTTTTTGCCTGCTGGGCTTCCATCGCCTGATCAAAATTAGGAGATGTATAAATCAATTGACTGAAATCCTTCCCCGTCGATGCATCTCGATGCCCAGCAACAAAAATAGTGTCATTGTCATATTTGATATAGATAGACCCTCCATTTGCCAGCGCTGCCTTTGCTTCCTCTGGCGTTGATGACGATGATGGCTGACCATATTTCCTTTCGAGGGCCGCAACGACAGGGTTGATGCCATCATTCAGAGTAATTGCTAAACGCTCGAATTTTCCATTAAGAAATAGCACCATAGCCAATGAATTAGAGCCTGAAAATTTGAAATCTTGACAGTAGTAAGATTCAACGCCGTTGATTTTTTTCTCTTCGTATTTCTTCAGGTTACACCACTTCGCTGCAATAACAGTCTTTAAATCAGACCCAAACTTCACACCTTTATACCCATCGACTGCCGCCACTCCGAATGACGTAGCAGATAATGCAATCACCAAAGCTATTGTTTTAAATTTCATATAATTTCCTCAAAAAAGACTTTGCTGCTGATGTGTTACCGGGTTCTTGCTTTCGCGTACCAGTTCCCACGCCAGGCGGTCTGAAAATCCATAGTCAGGGCAAAGCCGGGACATCGCCATCGTTATTGATGTTCCGCTCTCTGTCATTTTGTTCAAATCGTGCATAAAACGCTGATTACGCAGCTCACGCAGTGCGGCGGCGCAGCGTGGCAGGTAAACAATATCGCCGCCGAAGGTCTTCGACAACAGCTCCGCCCTGGCAGCGCCGATGGTTTCGCGCAACAGCTCCGCCCTGGCAGCGCCGAGCGCGTGGATGCCCTTGCCGATAGGGAATGTCGTTCCACCGAACCGTTCAATCAACCGAGCGGTAGCAGGGAAGCCGATAAGGTCAGCAATTTGCAGGACAACATCGGGCAGCAGCCCGGCTACGCGCTCCAGTTCCATGATTATTCCCCGTTGGGTTTACGGCGTCGTTTAGCGTCGATAATCAACGCTTGCATGAGTTTTGTTAGCTGCTGTACATCTAACCAGTCTACGTATCGTACGTCAAACATGTGTTGCGCCATAGTCTCCGCGTACTGCCAGGGTCGGGATGCGTCAGCAAGCAGCGCTTCAATCTTGCTGAGAACGGCTTTTTTGCTTGCTGGCACACTGGGCTTGCGGCCATGATTCCTGACCCGGCGCGGGTAACCCTGTGTGTGCATGTACGCTTTAACAGCTTCGAGTTCCTGCATACTGCATTGCGTAGCGGATGATTTACCGGTTAACCTCGCCAGTACAGCGCGGTACGTTTCATCATCCCATTTTAAGTATGCCTGACCCGCCTTTACTGCGCCGATAAGCGCCCGGTTCGTCTGTGGTTTAGCTGGCATCATCAGCACCCCCAGCGTTATTAACCCACGTCAACCCTTCGGCTTTTTTGAACTGACGAATAAGGCTGGTTGAGCTGGAGAAGAACGGCAACCAATAGCTAACAGAATCATGCAACTCAGGAAAGTATTCCTTAGCCCCACGTTTTCCGAATTTTTTTTCAATTTGCGCCGCCCGCTTTGCTGAGTAAAGACGACGTTTCTTTTCACACCAGAACAGACGGGTGATCGGGTTGTAAACTTCGGTTTTTTCATTCCCCCACGAAAAGCACTGTTCCCCATCAAAGTAGACGGACAGAACAGTGCGGCTTTCGCCGTCACGCACACGTAAGACGGAAATTACCGTGTCGCCATACTTAAATTCGATGTGGCAAAAATAGCTCTGTAACTCCGTTTTAATCTTTGCCCATTGCTCCTTTGTGATTGAGCTGTTTACTGGCTGGCGGCGCTTGCGCGCCGGTGCCTGCTGATTTGGGTTGAGTTTAGTCATGCCGCACCGCCATCCGCACCGGGCGGTCATCACAAATTTGGTAGCCGTCTTTATCCATGCGCGGTGTGATGCCAGAACCACCAGCGCTGAGGTACTGACAGCCCGTACCTGCATCGGTATACAGCGACAAACCAGAACGGCCCACACCGTCTGTGTCATCGCCTGTCAGGCCAGTCTTAAATGCCAGCCATGAGACAACGGGGATGGCTACAGCGCCGACGATCAGATAAATGCAGACTTTCTTTGCAGCCTTGCGGCCAGCGCTGATCAGCCCGGCGTAAATGCATTGAGCCAGGTCGGTACGGGCCGCCGGGCCAAATGCCACAATTTTTATCGTGCGTGAAATAATCATTGGAGCCTCACTCTTCATTCTGTCAGCGCTTCAAGACGCGATTCAACGTCAAGCGTGATTTGCGATGCCAGACCCAGACGTAACAGCCAATCCGACAACTGGAACAACGCACCGGCGGGTGTCTCAGCACCTGGAAAATCCTTCAGCACAATGGTGGGTTGCCATCTGCCATCGCCGACGTTTGACAGCGTGATACGTTGCTCAAGCGTCGTGCTGCCGTTGTTATGCCTGAGCGTCAGGCCGATGCCAGCCGTATTGCCGAATGACTCAAAGCGCGTCAGGCGGCATTCGACCGAATGAGTATCCACAACACAGCGCGCCCGCTGATCGACGTTGTCACTCTGCGCACGCAGCGCTGTGATTTCATCGCGGCAATCGGCTAACAGGTTCAGCCACTCGTTACCCAAATCCGGGTTATGACAAATAAAGTCGTCAAGTAAGAACAGGTTGGCACGCACGTGCGCCAGGTTATTTTTATTCATCATGACACCTTCCAGAGTTTTTTATGTTTCTCAACGGCGCGTTTCATTTCGCGCTGAATTGAGGTTTTGTAAACGCGGGAACCGCGCGCGTCGAAATACTCAAAGCGTGACTTTCCGGGTAGCGCCGGGCGCTCATTGACGCGTGAGCCGTCACTCAGCGAATAGACACGGCGTGCGCCGTTATCCTGATATTGGCAACTGCTGACGATTGGCATTAGCTATCCCTCCCAATCCGCGCGGGTTCGGCACCGGCAACACCATGATTCAGGCGCGCCGCTTTGCCAGCAACAAATCCAGCGATAATGGAATCATCAGCACCTCTGGCCTTTTTCGCTTTGCGGTTTTCGATTGTCTCCATGCCTTCGTTCGATTTCAGGCGCGCCGTGTAAGCATCAATCAGCTCCTTTTCCGCTGGCGGCATCGCAAAGTCCTTAACGACGCAGTAAACGCCCCGACACCAGCCTTCGCAGAAATTGTCAGCGCGGGTGATTTTAGTGGCACGTTTGAGGCTCTTGCGCTGGCTTGCGTTGAACTCATTGCGGGCGGCGGTTAATTGCCGCGACAGAACATCAAACGCATAAGCTGCGATCTGCGGACGTTCTGACGGACCGTAAAAAACGACGGTACGGCGCAGCTTGCCGCCGAGGGCACAATCCTGGTAATAGCTGGATACACCAAAAGAACGGTGGACAACCTCGGTTAGCATGGTCATCCACATCGGTGGACGTATCGCGTGGGACGGCGCGGTTTTGCTGTTGAATTCGGTCACAGCCGACAGTTCGACGTCAGTCTCGTTGAGGCCATGCTGACGCATTAGTGCCTGCGCCTGGCTCATGGCATTAGCCGCTTCATTGGCATTGGCGGTGCGCTTTGCCAGATTCAGCAGTTTTTTAATTTTATTGAGATACTTTTCATTATTCATAATCAGCAAACTCCAAATTTAGGCGTAAGCCAGCCCCGGCGGGTTTACGCCATTTTTAAAGATGTTTTAATTTCGGTTTAAATTACTGCGCTGATTTCAACGTATCGATTTTGACGAAATACGGCTCCAGATTAATTTCAACAATCGCACCGCAATTAAAATCACGCGCAATATCGACCGTTTTTACTATCTTCCCGCCGCGCAATATCGGGTTGGGGCAATACATAAAGGAATGCCCCACGGCATATTTTTTATTGAACTCATCTGCACCCATATCACACCCCGGCAATATCAAGTGGAATTGGCCGGTACTGGTCAGAGTCACCAATTCGCTCATAGACACGGATGTAAGAACGACTACCAACGACTTGAACAGCCTCGCCAATGGCGTCCATCGCCCGCTGCCAGCGTTCATCAGAAATCTCTAAACGCCGCAGGGCCAGCACCGCACCAGTATTGACCTCACCTTCCTTTTCAGTCTGAAAGGCTCGGTTAATAATCGCGTGGATCTCCGGGCGTGCGCCTTCCACCCAATCCGAAAGGCATGCATCAATCAACGCTTTAGCCGCCTGCAAACGCTCGTCAAACGCGATGCGGTCTTGCATGGCACGCTGAATCTTGTAGCGCCCGTCATAGCTGTACAGCGTAACGTTGCCTTTCTTACCGCCGAGATTGACGCCGTATTCGCCGCCAGAAAGAGCCACGAACGCGGCGATATCCGCAAACCCGGTCATCTTAAATTCAGTCAGGGATGCGTTCACTGCCAGCGCGCGGCCAACAAGCTCCGCAACCAGTTCATCACGGGCCACGTCGATAGGCTTAATCAGATGTTCCGGCGTCAGTACGCCCTTGGCGTCAACCCAGTAGCCAGGCGCAGCTGTTTTTTCGGTGAATTGTTTAGTGGACATGCTTTTTCTCCTTTTTGACTTTTTCAATTGCGTTACGGACTTTCTCGTTAACGTGACCCGCAAGACCGGCACCAACAGCAACGGCGATGACCTGAGCCATATTGCTGTCGCCCTTTTCAGGCTCGACCTTGCATTCAACAGCAAACCCTTTCACTTCCTGGGTGATGCTAATTACCACTTTAGCCATATCGTTTATCTCCAGATAATGTGCGCGCCGCGCCAGATGGTCATTTTCACGATGCGCTGTACACCGTTTTTTGTTTCCGTGATTTCAACCGCCTTCGGTTCCCACGCTGCGAAAGGGCGATCGACTTCAATGACAGGGCGGCGGAATGTAGCGCGATATTCAACGACATTAATTCCGGCCCGCAGCAGTCGATTGATGGGTTTCATTAACTCAGGGTTATTAATTGGCAAATTGCACATAGCAAATACCTCGTTAATTAATCAGCATTTCCGCGAACTGACGGACGGTAGAAACACTGACAGGTCTGTCGTTGATGTGGCTGGTACGGACTACACCGCGCAACAGCTTGAACAGTCTCCGGGCATTCCCCCGACTTTCTTTGTAGAGAACAGCACCCATTTCCGGCGTCCATGCGTCAGGAATCAGGCTTTCAGATATTGCATCGGTATCATCTTGTGGCAGGGCATTGCCGAGATTCAGCGCAAAGCCAACGCGGCTATATAACTGCACGAATTCGCCACGCTTACCTTTGAGGTTCAGGATCAGTCTCGGCATACCAGCCAGAACAATGCCGATGCCGGATTTGTCATGGATACGGCGCAGCACTTCCAGCGCCCGATGAGGCAATAACTCACCTTCATCAATCATCAGCAGATAACCGGAGTCGCGCAGTTTGTTAACACACAACTCAAACAGCTCATGCATATTGCCGCGCGTGGACAGATTGAGACGCGAACAGAGTTCTTCAAGCAGTACGCGAGCGGTATAGCTTGGATCAGCCTCAATAAGCAGCGCAGTCGAGTGAGCGGCAGCGTAGTGTTTCAGCGCCATCGTTTTACCCAGCCCCGCCTCGCCATAAATCACATTGATTTCAGCATCAACATGCGCAAGACGGATGATTTCGAGCGCCTTTTTTGAGGTAGAAGTAGACACAAAACCCGCTTCAATACGCTGCAACTTGTCTTTTTCACGGACGCGTTCAATGAACTCAGAGACGATTTTGTTGACGCCCTCAACATCGCCGTTATATTTACCCTGCAAGTACTGATTAACAACGGCAACGCTTTTGCCGATCGCGCGCGATACTTGAGACTGTGTCAGCCCCTTGCGCTCCATTAATTCAGATAGTTGTGTTCTCATAGTCATGATGTGCTCCTGTTAGCAATCAATAGCGGTTTGATGGCAGTCAAACCGCGTTGTTTTTGCGGCGCAAATACTCGTCACGTTCAGATTCAAATAAAAACAGCGGTTCCCGGTCATCATTTAGTTGAGCCATATCCCCCTGTAACAACGCGCCAAAATCTGGCGTGTGCTCGATAGTGCGGACAGGGTTAAGCTCAGCGTCGATTTCTTCTGCTTTCTTGTTAACCAGCGCCATGCGGCGTGCGTGGCGGTCTTTGCGAACCTTCTCGATGTAATCGACCGGGAACGCGGCGCGTGTGTTGCCGTTAAAGATGGCCGTACAGATAAACGTTCCATCCATTCGTCGTACAGTGACACTGCCTGCATCATGGATATCGAACGCTACCAGCACATCCTTACCGTCAAACTGAGCAAGTTCCTCGGCGAAATACTGGTTATTGAAGACGGACAGCCACCCACGCTGCGCCGTGCGCTTAACCTGCGGGCGGAACATTTCTCGCAATTCAGCCTCGGACAACCGGTCAATCTCTGCCGTTTCCAGCAGCAAGGCACGATACTCGGCAGCAGTGTAGTGTTGGCCGTCGGCGCGGCGCGGTAGCTCGCTGTGCCGGTGCCGGGTGTTATAGGCGTCGATTTCGTCTTCAATGGCGTCAATCAACTGGTTCCAGCTCGGCAATTTGGCGATGGCCGATTTTTGTACCGGATTCAGTTCCTTGCCCTGATTCAGCGCGTTGATGGCTGAATCGACTCCCCGACTGGTAATGCGCACAGTTTCTTTGTCCGCTGTTCTGCCGTTGTATGTTGCAAATTTACGGGCGATACGTGCGGGTATTTCCCGGTTCAGACGTTCAATGATGCCGCGCGCCTGCGGGTTACCCGGAATGCCGGTCGGGTGTTCGATACCGAGGCGCGGCAAAATACCGGTAATGTCCGCATCCAGCAGCTTGCCGGTTTCGCCTGCCCCGTTATCGGAGTAGTACAGCAAAGGAACACCGTGGCGCTCGATGCCGTGACGAAGGGCGTCAGCCACAGCGATCACGTTCTCAGCCAGCCCCAGGCTCCAGCCAACAACGTAGCGGGTGCGACCATCGATAACCAGCGTCAGCTCGGGGGTAAACGGGCGACCGTGGTCAGGGTGGGCCACCTTCATCTTCATGCTGTGACCATCCCCGATCCATACGCCATTGACGGGCATCACAGACCAGTCGCGTTTGACGTAGGTTTGCAGCGCCGTCATCGCAGACCCGGTAACCCGGCCGCGCTGGCGAACGATTTTCGGCATCTTATTCAGTGCGCGATGAACTGCGTAAATGGACGGGCACGCATCACGCATCGCAGGCTGATCTGCATACTGCCGGTGCCAGTCTGCGCGAAAATCCTGATACGCTTCGGCAACAGAGGGGCCGTTAGGGTTGCGGTAGTGCGCCATAAACAGCGGTAGCCAGGCTAGTTGTTCCGGTTTCTTGGCTTTGAGATGACCGGGAGCAAGTAATACAAGGCGTTCGGATGCATCTTTGGCGCGCAGGTAATCAACAACCCATTGATTTAAGGCACGAACGCTGACGCCGATGCGCTGACCCTTGCGGGCGTTTGCGGTGGCGACATAGCGCTGCAAGTGCTCCGGCAGGTCACCAGAGCGTGACCGGTCACAAATAAACTGAATGGCCTTAATGCGTGACAGGCCCGTGTCTTGCAGGCGCAGCACTTCAACAACCAGCACCATGCGGGCATCGGCGATGTCGCGCTGTTTCTGCGTCAGCGCAGCGGTTTTCTGCTCAAGCATGGCAGGGCACTGGCGCACCAGCTCAAGCATCTGACTGGTTGACGCGGTGGTTGATGCAGTGACGGCCTTTGCCGGGGCGGTAGCAGGCTGCTGTTGTAGCAGGGTGTTGTAGTAGCGCTCGCGGATCTGATTCATCGCGTCAGTAGGCAGTGATTCCAGAGCGTACTCGACACCGCCACCCATTCCTTTGCGCTTTTGCACCACCCACCCTTCGCGTTTAGCTTTTTCGCGAATGTTTCGAGATGTGTTGGGCAATCCAGGCAACTGCATTTGAGCCAATTCCTCAGCGCTATAGTGAGTTTTTAGGTTCATAAGAATGCTCCCACTCACTCGAATCAGCTGTGTACATGAACAAAAGTGCGGTTACAATCGTCCGCGTAACGGCTGGGCCAAATATCCTGTGGCTCTACGCCAATGGCAGCGGCGATGATCTTTTGTCCCTTTGGCCACTTACGATCCAAGGCATTATTCAAAGCGGTGGGTGTTTTGTATCCGTGATACTTGGATAGCGACCGCAGCGACCAACCTCGTTTATGCAGAGCTGCAACGATGTCGGCGCGGTGCCAGTCTTGCGATACTGGGAAGCTATTTTTTTTGTCCAT